ACTTAGATTCTTTGCAGACATTTTTATGTCTCCTTTTTAAGTTTAATTATTTAACCCATTAAACCCAAATTGAATGCCTGTTCATCTGTTATTTCTTCCTGTGCTTCACCCGATTGTAGTGACGCTGGTAAAGGTGTTTCAATTCCATCACTTATACCAGTAGTATGATTAACGGGGACTGCTTTCATCAATCCACGTTCAAGCATATACAGTGTAGTAAGATTTTTAATTGTAACCCCTTCTTGCCTACCCATAGCATCAACGAAATCGTCAATATTGTCACTAGGTAGTCCATAGCTCACCACTTCTCCTCGAACATTATTCAAAAAAGATGAATATTGTTGTTGCTCTGCAAGTTGTTGTTGCTGTACTATTCTCTGTTCTTCCATCTTAAGAGAATATTCAGCTACATCAGCTTGATAGGTATCCATAGCATCGCGATACTTATACGACTCGGATTCAGGATCAGTAACGGCATCAGTTGGGTCATAATCTGAAGGCTTTACAGGTCTTTCAGGGATAGTCACGGCATTCTCAGCTGGTTGTTGTCCTTGCTGATTTTGACTCATTGAAGAATTTTGGACATACGCTTCATATGACGACATTCTTTCTTGTAAATCGTTCAGCTCAGTATTCAACTGGTTGGCTCTTTGACTCTCCTTATCGAACTTGCTCTGCCAATGTTCAAAACGAGTAGGGTCTTCTTTTGCGTCTCCTACAGATTCTTGAACCTCTTTGTTGCTTTCAGATAGCGGGACACTCTCGTCGGTATTCGCATCATCTGTTTGCGTTTCTATAACATCATCACTAATTGTATCATCACCAATCGAAAGATCGAATACATTTTCATCCGAAACGATACTTTCAGATAGGGTTGATTCAGCATTAGTTATCTGTTTTTCATTTTCCATTCTGTTTTACCTCATTTGATTAATTTTGATCAGCGACAAGGTTCTTCTTTATGTTAGATAGCTCGTCTTTTAGACGAGCATCAAATAGTTGAGCGGACGACTTTGCTTTGCCCTCCGCTTCATTAATATGTGTTTTAAATTTTTCTACTTCTAGACGCTTACGTGAATTTATCTCAGCACGTTCAGCCGTCTGTAAATCGCCCTTTAATTTCTTAATTTCTTCTTCAGCAGATTGTAATGCACCCTGCATTTTCTGTATTTCACTTGTGCGTGTAAGTACACCTTCCATATCAACAACTTCAGTCTGCTTTAATACTTCAAATTGGTCAATTAATCCTAATTGATACATTTCCTTGTATCCTTCATACCTAGCCCATCTATTCGACGGAAGTGTGGATGACGAAACAACAATCACATCATACGATCCTGTCGTTACATCATTCATGCGTTCTAGATAATCCCCAGTGGTGTCGTTATATAAATCTTGATTTATCTCAGTAACCTGTGAAATGTTATTAGGGCGTAGTAATTGTATTGTTTTTCTCTTCGTATATATTTTTGGGATCATTTCAACAACACATTTAGCTAGTTCATTAAGAAAAGCTTCCATGTCGTCTACTTTAGATTTCATCCGTCTTTGACCGTACTCATCTATCGCAACCGTACCCTTGTAGGTAGTAGGTGCGGCAGTCGGATCACCCTGCCCTAGTGGGTATACTCCTAAAATGTCATAGATAGATTTTTTTAAATTCTCTACATTGTGATATAATTCATTAGGTAGAGCAATCGGACCAGCTACGATAGGCTGTCCAAACTCAGGATCAAACTCAATAACGGCTGTTCCAGCCTTTCCCCACTGCTCTTCGAGTTCTTTGCGGTTCATTGATCCTTTAGGAATAAAAACTTTTGTATTTGTGCTATTCGATGCATGAGCAAGGATTAACGATGAATATTTATTTATCTGCTCTTGAATCGGCTTTACGAACCTCACATCACTAATCGGATATGGATTACGATTATGGCGGTTCATTAGAGTTACAATTGGATACTCACCTATTTCAAGCATAGACTGATATGCTACTATTCCACCTATAGAAAGAACACGTCTAATTCGCGGTAGTTTATGCGATTTGCACTCATACACAAACCTCTCTTTAGCCTGGAATCGAGTTAACACTTCCGAATAAATAGTATCCATTTGGCTTCCCATCGGTGCTGCTCCAGCTACAGGGATCGTTTCACCTGTTTCAGGGTTAGTGCCAAAATGGTATATTTCACCAACAGACTTCATTAGAGATAGAATCTCCTGTACCTGTTGCTCTTGAACGATATATTCGGGGGGATCATTATTAACATGCATAGCCACAACGTAGCCTTCACCCCACTTCTTATATTCGTCTTCGTTTAAAACCTGTTCTCTTTTTAAAATTGTGTCATAAATATTATGTCTAGTGACCATTGTCTTTGTATAGCGGTCAATAACTTCAAATCTGCGTCTTTCTCCTGACGTTGTATCGTCATCAACTGGAAGAATAGAATGTTCCTCTGGATTTCCTCTATCAGTGGAGGGGTATCGACTCGCTGGGGCTTCCTTCGCCTTAGAGAGCCGTGACTTGAAGGAGGGCATAAACCGCACGACTTGTTCTTCCGTCATCGCTTTGGCTATCATTACATGAGCGGCATCTCTTATATGAGGGTCCCTCGAAGCGGGGTCAATATATAAATCCAGAGGATTTATTGCTTTTACAAAAATCTCTTTATCTCCACTAAGTGGTGCTTTATCAATAAATACTTGCATAGCACCCATACCCTTAACATAATAATCATCAACAACCTGTTTTAATTGGACATTTCCTCTAGAAATTTCCCATATATAGCTCATAAGATCAGAGATAGCGGCAGATATTTTCAAATCTGATGTTTCTCTCGCCGTGGCTTGAAAACGAGGTTTATTCGCTGTCAAGACAGCTTTCGCTTGCTCTACAGCAGGATGTATTTGGTTGTCAATAGAAGGACTTTGACTACGTTTTTTAAGCACTTGGACATGGGCGTTCTTCCATTGCACATTATTCCGAAATTCATCGTCTTCAAGTGCCTGTGTAGCCCATGTACTGCGTGCTGAATGGTAGTCTTCAAGCAACTTTTCTGATTTCTTCGCCTCAGAATGCTGCTTTTGTGTGGATAGAGTTTTAACTCTTGTAATATCTTCAGTTATCATAAATTACCTAATGTAATATATGAACTATTGTTTATATGTCAATACTTTTTTATGATATTTGCCAATCTACCGACGATAAATATTTTTTTGTGTGAGAAGGTTTAGATGATTTTTTAGTATGAAATGGTTTATATACGTTCTTATTCGCATAAAAAAAGCCATCCAACAGGTCATCATGCTTCCCTCTAGGGTACATTAACAACTCATCAATAAAAGCACGTTGATCTTTGTGGATATACACTCTCCCAGACGCAAATAAGGGTTGTAAGGACTCTAAACGATAGCTTTTTGATGATCTTGGGTTTTCTTTAATCTCAACTCCAGGAATATATCTTTCTCTCCGAACATAATCGCGTAACATTTCTTGATACCCTACAGACTCAATCCTTGTTTTTGTCGCCTTATATTTATCATAATTTTTTATGATGGCATTTGCGAGGTCCATAGGCTTGACTCTTTTTCTGAAATACGGAAGACAAAACCGATTATCGTCTTTATCGACACCTACGTTGAATATTACAGAATAATCAGCACTATTAGACGTTGATGATGCAGGATCGACTCCAGTAAAAATATTTATAGGTCTACTTTCTTTTAATTCGACCCCTTCAAGCTCTGTTATCTCCAAATAAGCTTCTTTATCAGTTAATTTGACAGTCCCATCATAAAATTTAAAGTAATCTTCTACGAATAGCTGATCTTCATCGCCTATAACTTGACATAAGCGTTCTTTATAGAATGAACTCACCCTTCCAATATCTTCGAGAGCTGCCTTTTCTTCTAATAGCTCCTTAACCGATTTCATGTCTGCCCATAGTGACGTAGTTACCCCATCTTCACCTTCGATTAGGTATGAATAATGCAAACTTTGCCACGTTTTCATGTCTTTTAGGGTCAATACGAGGCATCTTTGGTGTAATGGAGTACCAATTACCAACATTCTACCTCTTTGAGCATCAAGTGATGGGATCGCTGATTGTAAAGCCCATCTCAGATTCCCTTCCATAGCTTCAGATGTCTTTGTGTTGTTCTCATCTTCAGGATCATCGAGAATAATCAAAGATGGACGTTGCCCTCCAATATTTGTCCCCCTTAACTGCTGTCCCATCCCTTTACAGATGATGGCGGAGCCATCCTTTAGCACTATTTCAGTAGATGCCCACTTTTTAGCGCTATGTTGTCCCCAATATCCGAATAATTGACGGAATTCAGTCCCATAATCAAGTGTATCCTTTATAGTTTGCAATAAGTTAATAGCATGCCCCTGTGTTCTTGATACAAGTACCACTACTTTTTTACCTTCATCGAAGAAAATATGATGTAAGGGCTTCAAAATCCCTACAACCATTGACTTTGCGCTACCTCTAGGGGCAATTATATTAATAAATGTTTGTTCTTCGTTCTGTACAGCGTCCGCTATTTCTTGATGAAACTCTGGAGTATCTAAATGAAATACCTTCGGAAGAATAATTTTACCAAATAACAACAGATTGCCACGAAGTTTATTTAATATTTTCGTTTTATCGCTCAAAATAACGACCCCTGTTCGACTCCCTTCTCTTTTTGTTCTTTCTCGACCTTCTTATAATTGCTATCATAATCATATCCGTAATTCGCATATATGCGCTTAATAGCAATATCCTGTAGGTAGCTAGGTGTATTCCGAATCGTTTCATAATCTTCATCAGACAGCTTCGGTAACTTCTTCTTCCGCGTCACTATACTCAACACTATCTCCTTCTATTTTCTCAACCAGTTTTAATTTCTTTTCTTCCTTCTCGATCTGACCTTCTATTGCACTCAACTGATTCATTTCAATAGACTTGGTTATTGCCTGTTTAGGGGGCTTCATGTCCAATAACGATATAAGATTCTCCGCCCCACGCAACATGTTACTAGGATCACTCTTGTTCTTTGCGATCTCTATCGCATTAAATACGACTTCTAGAGCATCTTTTTCACTGAAGTCCTTATCCGCAAATGCCTCTCTTACTTCTTTCTTTATCATACCTTTCCATTCCTTCGACTTTTTTATTTTCTTTATTGCCCACCTATGATCAAGCCCATCTTTTCTGTAATGTAAAGATAGTTCATTGCTCGATAAATCCTTTCCTTCTAAAACACCCTGTACATAAGCCTGTATCATAGCTTGCGCTCTTGGTTGCTTTAGCTCCTTCTCAATCCAAGTTCTCGGCTTTAAACCACCAAAACACTGCTTGTCCCAATAAGGTAAAAAATTCAACTTAGTAGTCTTATAATCAAATACGTCTCCAAATGAAAATCTAAAAAATTTTCCAGTTGCCTTTTTATATTTCTTTACATCCGTACATTTAGCTACAAACCCATCATCCGTTAAGCCCCACTTACCTACATCACACTTACGCCATTCAACGTATTTTATACCCTTCTTATCCGCATCTTCCTGTAAATGCACTTCATGCCATACCCAGTTATTCTGGTTCCCCACTCTTCGTTTAAAACTATACATTGCCCATCCATATTTTTAATTAAAGTATTATGTATTATATACAATACATAAATAATACATATATAAAGATATTATTCCCCTAAAGGGAATAATATCTATCATACTACGTATTAAATACATAGTATATATATATTATATATATATATATAATACATATATCCATACGTGTCATTATACTTCATCTGTAACAGTCTCTAAACTTTCATCTATATACTCAATTAAATCTAATATTTCATCATGTGTCTCAAACTTGCTTGATAGCATATCATGCTCACCTAATGCCCGCAATTTATCCATGATATTTGCTATTAAATCCCATCCGTATATACCAAATAAGCGTTTATGCTGATACATCCTTGCTATTTTCATTCCTGCATTCTCCTGTTATTTGGGTGTTAATGTAATACTTTAAGGTTATCCTTGCAAATACTATTATTGTTGGAGTAAATTAAATCTCACTACATGGGTAATTATCAAAAAAATATTATAGAATGCGTGCGGGTTAAATACATCAAACATACCCCCTGTAATTGAGGATTGCTATCTGTGAAAGGGTTGAGTAATCGGGGAAGTAGTTGCCCGTTCGGCGTGCTTCGCACCCCGTCTACGTAAACGTAGCAACCTTTCATA